ATTTGTAAAAAAATAGTTGCGTACAAGTGTATGCATAAATGAATTTACACCTTATAATCATGGACGATAAAAAACTAACTAAACGTCGGCAGTCTGTGTTGGACTTTATTAAAGCTTATAACAAGCTGCATGGTATTAGTCCTTCATATGAAGCTTTGGCAAAAGGCTTTAAGATGAAGTCACGGTCTAATATGCACAAAATTGTTATGACGCTTGTTGCTCTCGGACATTTGGAATATACGAAGCGTAAGTTTTATTCTGTAAAAGTTGTGGAGAAAGACCTGTGAGTCTTTTGACAAAAAAAGAGATCTCTAGTTACTTAGCAATCATTGATCAAGTTCCTGAAGCAGAGAGGAACAAGATTTCTGCATTGATGGAACTTGACCGTGTAGAACGGTGTAAAGAGTCTTTTTTGTTTTTTACTCAGCAGATGTGGCCGGTGTTTATTTCAGGTAAACACCACAAGATCATGGCTGATGCTTTTGAGCGTGTAGCTTCTGGTGATTTAAAGCGGTTAATTATTAACATGCCGCCTAGACACACCAAGTCTGAATTTGCTTCTTTTTTACTTCCTTCATGGTTTTTAGGTAAATTCCCAGAGAAAAAGATTATTCAAACTGCGCACACTGCGGAGTTAGCTGTAGGCTTTGGACGTAAAGTAAGAAATTTAGTATCTTCTGATCAGTACAGTAAAGTATTTAATACAAAGTTATCAAGCGATTCAAAAGCCGCAGGACGTTGGAACACGGACAAAGGCGGCGATTACTTTGCTATTGGTGTAGGTGGTGCGGTAACGGGTAAGGGTGCTGATCTTTTAATTATTGACGATCCACATAGTGAGCAGGAAGCAAAACAAAACAACCCTGCAATCTTTGACAATGTGTATGAGTGGTACACATCAGGCCCCCGGCAGCGTTTGCAGCCTGGAGGGGCCATCATCATTGTTATGACTCGGTGGAGCACCCGAGATTTAACAGGAAAGATTCTTAAGGGTTCAGAGAAGGATGGTGTAAACGAGTGGGAAGTTATTGAGTTCCCAGCAATCCTTCCTTCTGGCACTCCGTTATGGCCTGCGTTTTGGAGCAAAGAAGAGCTAGAAGCCCTTAAAGCTGAACTGCCTGTATCCAAGTGGGAAGCTCAGTATCAGCAGAATCCAACCTCAGAAGAGGGTGCGATTATTAAGCGGGACCAATGGCAGATTTGGAAGAAGGAAGACCCCCCTTCTTGCGATTACATCATTCAGTCCTGGGACACAGCATTTGAAAAATCAAACAGGGCTGACTACTCTGCTTGCACAACTTGGGGTGTTTTTTATCATCCTGATAAACATGGCAATCCCAAGCCAAACATCATCTTGTTAAACGCTTTTAAGAAGCGCATGGAGTTCCCGGAGCTTAAGAAGGCTGCGTTTGATATGTGGAAAGAATGGGAGCCAGACACTTTAATTGTTGAAAAGAAGGCTGCAGGCGCTCCTTTGATTTATGAATTAAGGAAGATTGGCATTCCATTGTCTGAGTACACCCCAGGCAAAGGGCATGACAAGATCGCCCGTGTAAATGCAATTTCTGATCTTTTTGCTTCAGGCATTGTTTGGTGCCCGGAGACTAGGTGGGCAGATGAAGTAATGGAAGAGCTTGCAGCGTTTCCTAATGGGGATAACGATGACCTTGTGGACTCTTCAAGTCAAGCCTTGATTAGGTTTAGACAAGGCGGCTTCATTACTATTGACTCGGATGAAGAGGACTACCCAATGCCTCCTCGTAAGGTCGAGTACTATTAAAACGCAGAGCTATAATTTACAATCTTCTAAAGGATTAAACATGCCTACTAATTTTGATAAAGCAGCCATGCCGTTTGAGATGGATGATGATGTAAACGACGAGATGGGTATTGAGATTGAGATTGAAGACCCAGAGTCGGTCAGTATTGGCATTGATGGTCTTGAAGTGACCATCCTTCCAGAGGAAGAAGAATCTTTTGATGAAAATTTGGCTGAAGTTATTGATGAAAGCGACCTTGCTTCAATTGCAAGCGAGCTAATTGATCTTGTTGAAGCAGACATCAACAGCCGAAAAGACTGGGTAGACGCCTTTGTAAAGGGCTTAGATGTCCTTGGCATGAAGTATGAAGAGCGCACAGAGCCTTGGAACGGCGCTTGTGGCGTTTATTCCACGCTTTTGACCGAAGCAGCTATTCGGTTTCAAGCTGAAATGATTACTGAGACGTTCCCCGCGCAAGGCCCGGTCAAAACGCAGATTGTTGGGGCTATCGACAAGCTAAAAGAAGAAGCTGCCGAGCGGGTTCGTGATGACATGAACTACCAACTCACCGAAGTGATGGTCGAATATCGTCCCGAGCATGAACGGATGCTGTATAGCTTAGGTTTGTCGGGCGCTGCGTTTAAAAAGGTCTATTCAGACCCCGCAATTGGCCGTCAAGTGGCTATTTTTCTGCCCGCAGAAGACATTGTGATGCCCTATGGGGCTAGTAATATCTACAGCGCAGAGCGGGTAACCCATGTAATGCGCAAAACAGAGAATGAAGTGCGCAAATTACAGGTTGCAGGCTTCTACCGGGACGTTGATCTTGGTGATCCTGTGCGTATTTTTACCGATGTTGAGAAAAAGAAGGCAGAAGAGCAAGGGTATTCATTAACTGATGATGATCGGTATCAGTTTCTTGAAGTTCACGCAGACTATGACCTTCCAGGCTTTGAAGATGAAGACGGAATCGCGCTTCCCTACGTAATTACTATTGAACGCGGCACTCAAACTGTTCTTGCTATTCGTCGGAACTGGAATGAAAGCGATAAAAAGCGTTTAAAGAGGCAGCATTTTGTACAATACACTTACATCCCTGGCTTTGGCGCTTATGGTTTGGGGCTTATTCACCTTATTGGTGGGTATGCTCGCGCTGGGACTTCTATTATTCGCCAGTTGGTGGACGCGGGATCGTTAAGCAACCTACCCGGTGGTTTAAAAGCTCGCGGACTACGCATCAAAGGGGATGACACCCCTATTGCCCCTGGCGAATTCCGTGATGTAGACATCCCTAGCGGGACTGTCCGCGACAACATCATGCCGCTCCCATATAAGGAGCCATCGCAGACCCTGCTTGCGCTTTTGAATCAAATTACTGAAGAAGGCCGCCGCCTGGGCGCCATCAGTGATATGAACATTAGCGACATGAGTTCTAACGCCCCAGTTGGAACCACGCTGGCTCTGCTTGAGCGCACGCTTAAAACCATGTCTGCGGTCCAGGCGCGGGTCCATGCGTCTATGCGGATTGAGTTTAAACTGCTCAAAGAAATCATCCGTGATTTCACCCCAACAAGCTACAGCTATGACCCACAAGGCGCAGCCCGTCAGGTTAAACAGTCTGACTATGACCTAACTGATGTTATCCCTGTCAGCGATCCCAACGCAGCCACAATGGCGCAGCGGATCATGCAGTACCAAGCGGCAATTCAGTTAGCTCAAGGCGCTCCGCAAATCTATGACCTACCACAACTGCATCGTCAGATGTTAGAGGTGCTAGGCATCAAGAACGCAGAAAAGCTTGTGCCGGTCGAGGATGATCAAACGCCAAAAGACCCAATCAGTGAAAACATGGCATTCATTGTTGGCAAACCGACTAAAGCGTTTATCTATCAAGACCACGATGCTCACATTGCCACCCACATGGCAATGATGCAAGACCCGTCAGTGATGCAAATGATTGGTCAAAGCCCGATGGCCCAACAAATGCAAGCTGCAATCATGGCGCATGTTGCTGAGCATTTATCGTTTAGCTACCGGGCAAATGTTGAAAAGCAGCTAGGCGCCCCGCTGACCCCGCCAAACGCAGAGCTTGACGAAGAGACTGAAGTGCAACTTTCTCGTCTAGTTGCCCAAGCATCCCAGCAGTTGTCGCAAATAAATCAACAAAAAGCGCAGCAGCAACAGCAGGCTCAACAAGCTCAACAAGCTCAACAAGATCCGCGCATTCAAATGCAGCAAGCAGAGCTTCAACTTCAACAACAGGAGTTGCAACGCAAGCAGCAAAAAGACGCAGCAGATGCCCAGCTAAACCAACAGCGTTTACAGCTTGATGCTCAACGGGTCCAACTAGAAGCAGCCAAAGCAGAAAAACAAGCTCAAACAAACGCTCAGTCAGAGGCTATGCGGACTGTTGCTAAACAACAACAGCATAATCAAAAGATTCAAGCTGATCTAATTAAAAACTTAACTCGTAAACCAGGGAGTAAATAATGGACAAGTATCTTGAGTATTTAAATAAAAACCTTGTTGATCGTCAAAAGCAAATTGCAGAAGCCATTACTGATGGCGCTGCAAAATCTTATGAAGATTACAAGCAGTTAGTAGGGGAAATCCGGGGTCTTTCCTTTGCCAAACTTTTACTAGATGACCTTGTGCGAAAAATGGAAGAAAACGATGAGTGATATTTTGCTGGCTTCTAACCTGTTTGATATTCCCACCACCTTACCAAAGGTTACTATGGATAAGGCAAAACAACTGCCTGAGCCATCTACTTATCACCTTCTCTGCGTTATTCCAGAGACAGATGAAAAGTACGACAGCGGGCTTGTTAAAGCAGGGCAGACCATGCATTTTGAGGAGGTTTTATCTCCTGTGTTGTTTGTTGTAAAAATGGGTCCAGATTGCTACGCAGACAAAACCCGGTTTCCCAGCGGTCCTTCGTGCAAGGTGGGCGACTTTGTTTTGGTCCGTCCTAATTCAGGAACGCGGGTAAAGATTCATGGCCGGGAATTCCGCATCATTAACGATGACAGCGTTGAAGCAGTAGTGGAAGATCCACGCGGCGTGTCGCGGGCATAAGGAGTAAAACATGGCTAATGAAGAGTTTAAATTCCCCGACGAAAATCTTGTTGTCAAACCCGACGACGAAAAAGTTGAGATTGAGGTTCAGGACGACACTCCTGAAGATGACCGAAATCGCAAGCCGATGAAGGAAGCCCCGGCTGATGTAAGCGAAGAAGAGCTTGAGCAATATAGCGACAGCGTCAAGAAGCGGATTCAGCACTTCACAAAGGGTTACCACGAAGAACGGCGGTCCAAAG